TCCCGAGCGCACCGGCCTCGTCGAAAATGTCGTCAAAGATGTCAGTCATAAGTTTCTCCACTTCTGGGTTGCTTGTGGCCAGCTTGTTTGCTAACCATGAGAGGGAGAATAGGTAGGAGTACAACTGATGTCAATAGACTTTTATAAAACTAAACCGTATCAACACCAGGTCGAGGCGCTAAACCACGGTTTACACAAGCGTTCTTATGGTTATCTGATGGAGATGGGTACGGGAAAGTCGAAGGTTTTGATCGACAACATCGCTGCCCTCGCCTTGGAAAACGAACTCGACTTCGCTCTGATCATCGCACCAAAGGGTGTGTATCGTAACTGGGTTGCCAAGGAAGTGCCGCAGCATTTGAGCGACAACGTCAAGCATCGCGTCATCCGTTGGGTGTCCAGTGCAAACAAAACACAGAAGAAAGAAATGCAATCTGTTGCCGACGCCTTCGATGGGCTGACGCTCTTTGTTATGAACGTCGAATCGTTCTCCACCCTGAAGGGGCGCACCGCAGGCGAGTGGATGGCCAAGCACTTTGGCAAGCGGGGCATGATCGCCATCGACGAATCAACCACCATCAAGAACCACAAGGCCAAGCGCACCAAGGCACTGATGAAGATCGCCTCAGGGTTCAAGTACAAACGCATCCTTACCGGATCGCCCATCACCAAATCACCCATGGACGCATACGCTCAGTTCGATTTCCTCGGACCTCGGCTCTTGGGCTACGATTCCTACTACGCTTTCCAAGGCAGGTACGCCGTCACGCAGCGCCGCAAGATGGGGGCGCACAGCTTCGAGCAGGTGGTGGGTTACCGCAACCTCGATGAGTTGACCAGCAAGATTGATCAGCACAGCTTCCGCGTATTGAAGCAGGACTGCCTCGACCTGCCGGACAAGAACTATACGGCGCGGTACGTTGGCCTGACCACCGAGCAGTTCAAGATGTACGAGCAGCTGCGCAACATGGCCATGACCATGCTCGACAGCGGGGAGTTGGTCACCGCACCAGCCGTCATCACCCAGTTGCTACGCATGCAGCAGGTCCTGTCGGGCCACCTCAAGACAGACGATGGCGACATGGTATACTTCCCGTCCAAGCGCATGGATGCCTTGGTCGAGATCCTGTCGGAACACAGCGGCAAGGCGATCATCTGGTCCCGCTTCCGGTACGACATCCAGCAGATTACAGCCACACTAAACAAAGAGTTTGGCGAAGGTAGTTCAGCGGCCTACTTCGGGGACACGCCAGACGAAGAGCGCAACGACATCGTTCGCAACTTCCAGAACCCTGACCATCCGCTCCGCTTCTTTATCGGCAACCCAGCCACCGCCGGGTACGGGCTGACGCTCACAGAAGCAGACCTATGTGTCTACTATGCTAATGACTTCAACCTCGAAACTCGGATCCAATCCGAGGACCGGGCCCACCGTATCGGGCAGAAGAACAAAGTCACATACATCGATCTAATCGCACCTGACTCAATTGATGAGAGGATTGTTCAGGCGCTTCGTGATAAGATCGACATCGGGGCAAAGGTCCTCGGAGAAGAGGCCCGATCATGGCTGAACCTGAAACCACAGAAGGATTTGTTATGACCGACAAGCTTGAAGAACACGACGACATCATCGAAATCTTTGCCGAGTACCGGAAAGGTTTCTACTCCCTGAAGAATGCCATCCGCCAGCTGGGCAAGATGGGGTTCGAAGAGAACGTGGCCTACGCCATGCTCAAGAGCATGAAGCGTGAACCCGTCACAAACATCCGCGGATACGCACGCACACCCGAGCGCATGAAGAAAGCCCACGACAAGTGGCGGCTCGAGGTCAGAGGTTGCGATCCGCTTGCGGGTGATATAGAACCTAAGAACAAGCAATGAGGTACAAAATGGCTAAAGTAGCTAAAACTCCCAAGACTGATGCCAAGTTCCGCAACGTCGGTCTGCTGTTGGAAGATCACGACAAGCTTCGTGTGCTCGCGGAACGTGAACAACGGTCCATGGCCCGTCAACTTTCAGTGTTGATCCGCCAAGCCTCCGAGGAGATTGAGACAGATGCGTAAGATCAACGAGATCATCGTCCACTGCACCGCTACCAGACCGGAATGGTGGAAGGGAAAGCCCGCCGCCGAAAAGGTTGAAGAGGTTAAGCGGTGGCACCTCGACCGCAACTTCTCAGACGTGGGCTACCACTGGCTGATCGATAGGGACGGCACCGTGGTAGCGGGGCGTCCCGAGAACAAAGCAGGGGCGCATGCCCGTGGGCACAACGCACACTCCATCGGCATCTCCCTCTTTGGTGGGCACGGGTCCAATGCGGACGATGAGTTCGATGACCACTACACGCCCGAGCAAGAGATCGCGCTGCGCAAATTGATCGACGACATCAAGCAGCGGCACCCTGTCAAAAAGGTGACAGGCCACAACGCCTACTCCTCCAAGGCCTGCCCAGGTTTCCGCGTCGGTCCCTTCTTGGCGGACAAACCCACACCTGCGCCTCGCGTCTCGCCCGTGCAGTCCAAGACTATGCAAGCGAGCACCTTGGACATTGCAACTAAGGCAGGCGCTGGGGTCACCGCGCTCTCTGCTCTCGAGGGCACCTCCCAGTACATCGTCCTCGGCTTCTTGGGTGTGAGTGCACTGTTCACCATCTGGATCATGCGTGAGCGGCTCCAGAAGTGGGCGGCAGGGGTGCGCTGATGTTTGGTAAGCTGCAACTCTATGGTCTCATTGCCCTCGCGTTTATCGCGGGGGTCTTCGGCATCTACGCCAGTGGCGTCCAGCGTGGCATCGACAAAACAAAACGCAAGATCGATGAGAAGCGTTTGGCCAACATGAAAACCGCAAAGGAAATCGACGATGAAATCCAGAGCCTTGATGACACTGGTCTTGTCAACCGCAGCCGTGAGTGGGTGCGCAAAGATAACGAGTGATAGCTACTGCGACGTAGCGTCTCCAATGTACTTTGGTTCAGAGGATACCGTCTCGTGGTTGTTGCAAAATGATCGTACACTGCTAGTGGACATCACAACGCACAACGAAACGACGAGCCAGATATGTGGAGCCTCCGACCCCTAAGCCGCATCGCGCACAACGTATCATTCCATGATACATACGAGTCCTTCTGCTCCCGCGCGTGGCGCTTACAGGACGAGTCATACTTCTGGTTGGCATGGACCTATGTGTTTGGGAGGCGACACTGCGCCGCCTCCTTCAAGTATTACTGGGTCACTCTGGATCAGTTTCATCAAAAGGATCAACGTCGTACTCGTTGATGTCCAGCGCCCACACCCGGTGCGATGACCGCTTGTTGCTCGGATCGCTGTACACATCAGCCATCGCGATCTTCCCCTGAGCAAACAAGCCATGGCACAGCGTGCCTGCCTCGCCCGTTGACACCCCCAGCAGCCGCGCAAGTACAGACGTGCGCATCGGACCATAGTCCTCCAGCTTCTGCACAATCAACTCATCCTTGCTGACCTCCGGTTCCAAAGGCGTCTCGTCCTGCGGCTGATCCGATATGTCATCGAACGCCGATCCTAGGACCTCGACCCGCATCGCACGCCACGGGATGTGATCCCGCTTGTCCTCGTAGTTCGGCAGCACCCAAGCCTTCAGGTAATCCCCGCCCTTGACCTTCATCGCCTCGACAATACGAGCGTTGATAAACACCCCCTCGCCCTCGGTCGTCGCAGCAAACGCGCTTCCCGCATACGATACGTCATCAACAAAGACCGACTTGGTCGTCACGTCCTTTAGCATTTGATCAGTGGACATAGTTCTTCTCTCCATTTTCCATTTCATTGTAGTACTGCACGCCAGTATCCAGCGTCATCTTCAGGTAGTGGCGGTGCGCAGCCTCGTCATCAAACAACTGCCCCGTCAACGCAGCGATCCTAATCAACGTCATCGTGCACGCCACCGAAGGATCAGCGTTCCGCATCCCCCACTGGTGGATCAACGCATCCAACTCCTCAATGACCTTGTCCGCTTCCGCGTTCTCTTCATCTGTAATCTTCATGTCTTGCTCCTAAAAGTTTGGTTCCCATATCTCGCCGCGGGATTGCAGCCTCTTGTAGTGGTCTAGTTCTTGGACCTCGAACCTCGGATCTTGGTCCTCCCACTCCATGTCAGAGATCAGGCGCTCAAGCCTCTTCACCTCCGCGTTTACGTTGGTCATGTTCTTCATAGTCATCCCTTACCCTTTCTAATAAGTACTCTGCGATTGTCTCGCACCCAATCTTCGAGGCCTCCTCAAACAACCAGACCTTCTGTTCAGGTGCGAGGTTGTCCAAGATCATCGATACCCCACCCGCCTTGATCCCAAACTTCCGGAACAAATACGGGTTGGTAAAATCCTGGGCCCTCGGAGGCAGCGCCCCCTTTGCTCGTCCACGCGAAATGGCAGACGAAACCCTGTGGCTTGGTAGCCCTAAGCTACAAGCAATCTCGCGAACCGGCTTGCCCTTTCGAAACATCGCCCAGATTCTTTTTGTTTGCTCCTTGGTTCTCGCTCCTTGCATCTTGGTCCTTCCTGATCATGTCCACCAGAGCCAAGCACTCTTCGATGTCATACCTCTTGTTGTTATCTGCCCGCGTGAAGTCTTCCCTTAGAACCTCAAGCTTACGACGCAGTCTGCTCAACGCCACCATTTTCGTCCTCCTCTAACGCATGCGCATCGCGCACGATCTCTACAATAATTTCAGCCATGGTCTCGCAGCCATACTGCTTTGCCAGCTTTGCCAGCCAGACCTGCTGCTCACGAGAGAGGTGCGTGACTACATACCCCATTGTACCACGGGTCATGTAATAAGGCGTCCCGTAAGATAGAGGCGAGCCCAGTATAACAGGGGGCACGACCCCCTCATCTCGGCCACGGCAGAGCGCAGATGTCACCAAGGAGTAGGACACGCCCAGTTCTTTGGCGATCTCGCCGTTGCTCTTGCCTTCGTTGTACATCTGCCAAATCTGCATCGTTCTTTTTGATCTAGTCGCGGGCACTTATCATTCTCCTCTTTGGTCGTCCGCCATAGTTTCCTGTCTCGTGGTTCCTAGCCAGCCCCATCATGCCATTGGCAACCTTCGGGTTCTCCAGCAAGGACGGGCGCAGCTTGCGGTCGATCTCGTTCTGCTTCTCCCACGCTGCACGGTACAGGTCCTGATACTTGATATACTTGTAGCTAGACATTCTCTCGGCACTCCCGACATGTGTCCACGTCCTTGCCGTCCGACGCCATCAGCGCAGCACTGCACTCCACGCACTCAGCATACACCTCGCCCGTGCCAAAGCACCGCTCGCAGTCCACCATAATCGTGTCCTCTAATCCCACCTCTGCCTCATGCCGACCCGCACCATCACACTGCGGGCAGCCGTCGATCACATGGATGTCCTGTAAATTTGTAACGCTCATCACCACTTGTCTCCGAACACCTTGCGGAACACTTCGTCCAGCATTTCTTCCATCTCTCGTTCAGTCATTTCTTTCTCCTTAGTATTGTGTCTTACGATCCACCAAACTATAACATCTTAGCGGGGCGTAAATCTCAACAGCAAACAGGTTTTGTTTTGGTGGGACGTGCTACAAATGCGCCAACATTTTTCACGCGCCCCGCACGATTACTCTCTCCGTTTTTTGCGCATGTGTAGTACGTGTAAGTCGTAATGGCGGGATATGAAGCACGAAGCGCACATTACCATTTGCGGTAAATACGGGTGCTAATCTCCGCAGCATCACGGGGATTTATCCTTTGCGGTAAGCTCTGCGAGGGTGGTGTTGGCGTAATCCATGCGGGCTAGTATCTCTCGGCCCAAAGGACTATCTGATAGGGATAGCCCCTTGGTTCTTCCTTTCAATACACTCCAGCACCCGAGCAGCACGCAGGTAACGCCCTCGCAGCTTCTCTAAGTGCTCCAGAGACAGGGGGAGACTGCTCTTGGCGGCCAGCGCTTCATCAAGCGCGCAATACACAGCCCATGCTTCGTCAGCAGTCAGCTTAATTGCCATTGTTCTCTCTCCTTTCAAGAAGCATAGCATCAGCTTGTGCGTATGCCGCCTTCGCCATATCAAGCTTTCCGTCATCCCATTGCCAGTCCGCAGCGTTCATACCTGCCAGCGCCTGACCAGCAAACCAATCCCGCAGTGTCATGCCACTGTGGTGAGTATCTGGGTTGTGCATCGGTGGGAACGCTGGCCCACCTGTTCTAAGGTCACTCATCTGTTTCTCCTTTCAGTTCTGCGAGGGTGGTGCGGGCAATACTTCTTGCCTCCCACAGCATATGCCTTGCGTAGTCGAGTGGTAGTATGTCCGCTCTAGCATCTGATGGGTTTCCATCATGGATGTGAGAAAGTGTAAAAAGCCCATTCTCCGCCTTCGCCAGCTTGGCCTCCAGTTCCTCGATGCGGTAAGCCATAGCCAAAGTCATCCCGTCGAAGATGCCTTCCCGCCAAGGCTCGCCGTGGCGCAAGGCATAGCAGGAGCCGTCCTTGCGCTGTCCGAAAGTGTATTTCCCTTCGGACACCGCAACCTTCACCAGATCATCACTCATCCTTGCCTCCTGTCAGTTCATATCCCTTAAAGTGAGCGTTGTATTCCCCCTCAAGGAACCGAAATACCGCTTCATGGTCGCCCATCCGCAGGCATTCCTTGACGTATGGCCAAACGTGTTCACTGGCATAAAGTGATGTGCCATCGTGCCAACACTTGCCTCCTGTGAGCCAACAGTTCTTATGGTGTGCGGCTTGTTGACCATTGGTTGGGTCGAAGTCTTTGTGAAACTCCAAGCCACAGGACGGGTCGTAATCCCTATTATCTATGATCGACACATGAAAGTTTATGCCACCACGAGGGCCACGCAGTGACCAGTTGTGCCGCACCGATGAAAAGGGCTTTGACCACTCGTATTTGTGGTCTGTAAAACGTCCGTAATCACTCATCCTTGCCTCCTGTCAGTTCTGCGAGGGTGGTGCGGGCAATGGCATCCAGTGTGTTGGGTATTCTGCTATATCTTCTCGCAGTATGACGCCTTGAGCTTCGGCGTCCCATTCACCGTTGTTTAGACTGGCGACGAAAGGATATAGAACATCACCGCCGCATATAAGAACGGCCTCATCTGTCGGTGCCGTATCAATCGGGTGCCACCCCACCGCCTTCTCCAGCTTGGCCTCTAGTTCTTCATTGTAGTTCGCCGCCTTCAACGCCGCGTCCACATACTCATGCACATACGTCTCGCGGCCCTCGCACAAATCCTCAACCAAATCGCAGAGGTTCTTCACCACGTCGTCACTCATCGTCCTGCCCCTCCATCGACAGTATCCAATCAAACACATCCTGTATGTCTGTCTGCGTAACACCGCAGTACAGGATCATCTTCAAACCCAACTGCTGCACCTCCTCCGCAGCCGCATCACTCATGTGAAACTTATACGTCGCGCCCCCGTCCTCGTTCTCTGATACACGCTCAACGCCGATGTGTACTAGGTCCTCGGTCATTGGACTAACTCCTTCTTCCCCAGCTTTGGTGCATGATAACTCTTCTTCACCCCATACGCAGGGTGACCAGACCAGAACCCGTCGATCCACTTATAAGGCTGGTTGTCCTTGCGTATCACCACATCGTCCCAATGATCTTGGGCCTTGCGCCAGTGACCACGCGTGTAGTGCAAAGGCATACGCCACCCACCCCTGTCGCTGTCACTCTTTGCCTTGACAGGCTCGCCCAAGTTCCACTGGATCTTGTGCCACGCACCCGTGGAAATCCCGTGACCACGAAACGCTTGCTTGCGTGACTGACGCGTGCCCGCCGCACTTTGGACCACGAACCTTGGTTGGTTGATCAAACTTATTAACAGCGCAATAGATGCATTCGCGTTCCCTACATAATTCTCTATTTCTTTATCTTTATCCGCTACCTCAACTATCTCCTTAGTCAGGAACAACTGGTTATTCTTTTCTTTGTCCGAGATAATGTACCCCCCAAAACTAGAGGGTAAACTGTCAGACGTGGCGCGCGTTACAAGAACAAAAGGGTGGTTTTTTGCTGGCGCAAAATCATCCCTCGTAGCACCCGCCTCATACCTACGAGCAAGATACCCAGATTCGCTGTTGGTGAAATAGAAGAAACAAACGTCAGAGGGCGGACGCGAGTCAACAGGTACACGAATGTCCGATAGCTCTTCATACCCCTTTAGTAACTCCTCCTTAAGTTCATTGAGATGTAGAGTTATGTCTCGGTTGATCTCGTAAAAGTCCGCGACCTGCAACGAAGTCAAAAAGTCTTCCACCTGATATCGCTTATGAAAATTTAAATCCGCATGGGTAAGAACCAAACGGTAGCGATCCATAATCTCCTGCGCTGCTTGAACAACACCGATCATTGGTCCTCTCCCTTGCGGGCCCGTATCTCGTCTGCCAACTCGCAGATGGCGTCCTCTAAAGCACCTGTCTCCCAGTCCCCGCAAACAGACAGAAGAACCCTAACCTCGTCCTCTATCTCATAGTCAAGCAAGTCGTTGCCTTCGTTATCTACAACCAACAGGCCTGCCCCTGTGGTCCCTGCCACAAGGCCGATGTAGGCGTTACCGCCATGCCCAGCATCCCCGCCCATCGGTCCCGTTGTGTCAAACATCAACACAGGAAACTCAGGTATGTCCTGTGATGTAGCAATCACTGTAGTTTCGTTAGTCATTGGTCTTCTCCTTCTCCTAAAATATCCGCAGCCAGCACCATCGCCCGCTGCAAACGACCGATCATCGCCAGCATGCGCTCATCCTCATAATACTCCGCGTCATACCAGATGTCCGCTCGCGCGCCCCAAGACAGGGCCTCCGCAATCTCCTTGTAGGTCATGCCGTTCATTGGCCTACCTCCTCTTCATCCGCAGGGTCCCAGCTAAAGTTCTCACCATCCGAAAACTCACCAGCAAACAGCATCGCCTCGTCCTGATACTCCGCATGAACCTCAAGACCCAACGCATGCAGCCGCTCCCAAACAGGAACAGGAGGACCCCAAGCCGTCCAACACCGGAACGAGAACCACGCATCACCGTCCCGCTCAACGCCAATCGTCTGAAGGTCGTTCGTAATCTCAACCTCCGCAACATCCCACTTCACTCCCCAATTATCCCAGCACCAGTTGTAGCTGTCGGCCACACTCTCCAATGGAATAGGGATAACAACGTCACAGAAACGCTTGTTCTCGGTAAGCTCCTCGTACAGATACCGGACCATGGCCCGCGGTCCTCGGACCTCGACACTCTGATAACAATGATTGGGCATTTCTTTCTCCTCATCTACTAAAAGGACTTGTTGTCCGAGGACAAGTACACCACAGGATTACGGGGGTGTCAACAGGGAGATCGGGAGATGGTCCTTGCACCTCGGACCTTGGGGCTGTATAAATATCTGGCTAATTCGAGACTGATTCGTCCCACTGTACCAGCCCCGTACCACCTTGGAGAACCTTGGTGGTACGGGGCTTTTGTGTTTGTAACCAAGGGTTTGCGGGGCGTTCTTGCGAGTTTTCCTATAGGGGGTCTAGGGGGGCAGTTGGGTTCAGTCGGACTGGAGTTTCAAATCTGGTGGTACGAGTGGTACGAGTTAACAAGTTTGAGTTGCTAACGAGCCCAGACCAAATGAATTAGGTTTGGTTTTTTTCAAAGTGCCCAGCAAAAAACCCTATAGGAGAACTCAGCTTGCTGTGGGTTGCCCTGTTGTTGTAAGTTGTGGGCAGCAAACATCTTGGAGGGGCGAGATGCCGTACAGTAAAGACAGACCAGACTTTTGGGACAAGACACCGGAGACGTGGGCGGAGACCGAAGAGTTTCCTGACGGGGTGTATATCCGCGCTGATGGAAAGCCTGATCCCCGTAAAGGCAGACTGACTGAGCGACAGAAGACGTTCGCCCGTTTGGTCAGCGAGGGCATCTATTCGAATGCCGAGTGCGCGCGCCGCGCTGGGTACAAAGAGGATATCGCCGGACACTACGCGCACAAACTTCTGAACGGCAAGGACTTCCCCCATGTTCTGGAGTTGGTGGCCGAGTATCGCGAGGAGCGGGAGCGCAAGTATGGTGTGACTGCCATCGGCCAGCTTGAGCGGCTGCATCAGCTTTCGAAAGGTGCGGAGGACGCGGGGCAATACTCTGCCGCCAT